AAAGGTCTTGCCTACTGATGCAGATTATACTATTATTTCAAGAGCCCCAGCCATAGAGCAAAAGGCTTTGATTGATGAAGGTAATTCTTTGTACCCTAATAGGATTCTATTGGAAAAAGCAATGGCAGAAGGTAATCTTGGAAAGATTGAGAAACTTCTCCAATCTTTCACTCCTGGTAATAGAGATAGAATAATAGATTTTCTTGATAAAATAAAAACCGTACCCCCTCCTGCAAAACCAACCCGTCCTGTCGTTCGAGCCCCAGTGCCTCGACCTATTCCTCGTGGGACAGTCGTCCCAGCAAAGGGCAATAAAACCCTAAAACTTCCTGTTCCAAAAGACCCCGATGACGCAAAGGCAGTAAGAGAGTTTGAATTAGAGATGACAGATTTTAATAGAAGATTTTTAGATACTCTTAAACCATCAGATAGAAGTGCCGTAGCAAAACGACATGCTAATCCTAATGCCCCTCTAACTCCCGACCAAGAAAGACGTTATGAAGCCTTTGTTATGGCAAATGCTGATGCGGTAGAACAGATATTAAATGCTAATTTTAGAGGAAAGGATAGAAAGGCAGTAGAAGATGCTCTTGGAAAAGCAGGTTGGGCTTATTCAACGCCTGATGTTTATGAATTCGTTGGCTCGGGAATCAAATTGGGACGGGGACGACCTCCAAGCGACAAACCACGGGCACCTCACAAGATGAAGATTGGAGACGGCATCAAGGTCTATAAAAAGCCAGTCAATGTCGAGTTTGGTAAGTATGTACTGAATACGACTAAGTTGGACAAGCAAGTTCTGCATCTAAAAGGTAAGGCAGGCGGTGCTTTGTCTTGGTTTCAGCCAACCCCTATAAGTGATGCTTTTACGGAACTTTTGAATGAGATGCTTGATACAAACAGCGTCAACAAGCATCTGTTGAAATCTCTCGATAAAGACGAGCAACGAATGTTCTATGAAGTCTGTGAGAAGTCAGGGCTTTTGGCTCATTTTAAATTGACAAAGCCCGAAGATACAACCGAAAAGGATTTGATGAATAAATTTCAGATTCTTCTTGGGGAATTTAAGAGTGGCAATAATTCTCCAATGCTTTTTCAGCAACTGCGAAAGCATATCATTTATTTCACGGAAAGGGGACGCATTCCAAAGCAGAAGGCTCTCGCCATGCTTACAGAATTATCTTAAATGGCTTAAAGAGAATAGGATATAATAAGATATAATGCCACGTAATCCAATTGACTATTCAAAAACTATTATCTACAAGATAGAACATAATGTGGATAAAAGTTTAGTTTATGTTGGGTCAACCACAAATTTTATTAAAAGAAAAAGTCAACATAAAGATTGTTGTACTAATGAAAAAAGTTCAGATTATAATTATAAAGTTTATAAAATGATGAGAGCGAACGGAGGTTGGAATGAATTTCAAATGTTAGAAATAAAAAAATATCCTTGTAATGATTCTAATGAAGCAAGGTCAGAAGAAGAAAGATGTCGTATCGAATTAAAAGCAAATATGAATGCCTATAAAGCATTTGGTGCAAACACACGAAAGGAATATGAAGAAAAATATCGAAAAGAAAACGCAGATAAGATTAAAGAATGGAAGAAACAAATTTATGATTGTGAATGCGGTTGTAAAATTAGTATAAGTCATAAGGCTCGACATCTTAAAAGTCGTAATCATAAATCTACAAGTAATATATAAATGAGAACTCTTTCCCTCAACTCGAAAAATATTATTGAAGGAAGTGGCAACAGTCAATTGAAATACTCGTTTCCCTCTGGCTCAATTACTCTTCATGAAGGTGACCAGTTGGCTTTATCGTCTGTTTCTATGTACAATAGCGTGTTTAATATTACGGCAGCACAAGGTAATAATACCTATAAATATACGTGGGTTGATGGTACGCCTGTCACCGTAACGATTACAGATGGGTTTTATGACGTGGACGGATTGAATGATTATCTTCATCAACAGATGTTAAACAACAAGCATTACCTTATAGAAGATTCCACAGGCAATTTTGTATGGTTTATTACGATGCAAGTAAACGTCTCTATCTACGCAATACAGATACAGACTTATCCAATGAGCCTAACTCTTTATCCAACGGCAACAGGAGCAGGAAAATTATATACTATACCCACAGGAGCAACATGGGTCAATTCAACAGCGGCAATCACTCCTTATTTGGAAATTCTCGCAAATAGTTTTAGGACAACGATTGGATTTACGGCTGGATTTTATGCTGGGCGAACTGTATCAGGAGCAATGACACTTTTAGAAAATACGATTACTGGCACGACTATTACACGAACCCAAAACACTACTTATACCACGATACAGACCTTAACCAGTCAAAACACACCACAGATTACAAGCCTCACAAGTTATTTAATGACTTGCTCTTTGATTAACAATAATTACAGCATTCCAAATACTCTGTTGTCAGCCTTTCCGCCATCGTCCGCATTTGCCGAGCAATTTGTTTTCAGCCCGAATCAAATGAGTTTCATCGATTGTCAGCCTGGGGCTTATAGCGATTTCACGGTTCAGTTCTTCGACCAAAACCTGAGACAAATTGTAATGCAGGATAATCAAATCGTGGTACTATTGGTAGTTCGTAGTAAAAATGAAAAATCATAAAAATATACTATTAATATAATGAGAATCTTTATGGTAAAAGGTCGTGTTACAAAAAAGAAGAAATCTCCCCCTCTACATGGTGGTGCTGTAAAGGCTACGCAGATGTTTGCTGAAAGAGGAAAGTCGGCTCTTTATTCTATGTTGAAACCCAAACCGCAACAAAAGTATATCAGTTTTAATTAAGAAAATCTATTAGTATTATATAATGGCTGACTCGTTAGTTTTCGCTGAAAGTGTTGATACTGAATCATCCGAACCGTTGTTTCAGGATAAACAGTACCTATATGTGAACGACTCAAATAATTCATCATATAATGGACAAATAATTCTGGACTCGACATCCATAAGTAATTCAGGACTTTATCTCGGATGGCAGGAAGCGTTCCTAACAATTCCGTTGGTGCTTCAAATTGAAGGTCCTACTACGGCTTTTGCTTCGACTACCCCAGTAGATTACGCTATGGCGATGAAGAGCGGCTACTGGCAGATTCTTCACTCCATGTCAGTCGAGTTAAACAACGGCTCAGTTGTGCAGACTTCTAACTTTCTTAACGTATTTAGTTCATTCAAATGCTTGACATCTTGGTCTCAGGAAGACCTCCAAAACTGGGGTGCCGTCTGCGGCTTTAACGTCGACACGGCGACCTCGTGGGTTTACAACAACATCGCTTCCAGTGCTACGAACAGTCTTTCAGCCAATGGTCTTGGAATCTGTAATAACCGAACTGCCTTCACTACGTCTCAGTTCCTTTCGGCTGTAATCACTACCCCAAACACTGCGGGAAGTGTCATACCAGGTCTTATTCTTGGTTTCAATACCCCATCGACTCTTGGTGCTGGTTCGAAGTCACAGTGCGTAAATACTGGTCTCGCTCAGCGTCAGAAGTGGCTTGTGTTTAACACGGACGTAGCCGTTTCGGGTACTCTCTCTGATAATACCAATCGTGTCTCTCTTCTCGGACAGAACACAACGGGTCTCAATGCGATTTTCCAATCCTACATTCGTGTAGACAACAACGCAACCCCCGCTGGTATTGGGCGAACTATCGTCTTTGATGCTGTGATTCGGCTTAAAGATGTATGCGACTTCTTCGGAAAGATGCCCCTTATCAAAGGTTCAAGCATTCGCATCTACCTTAACACAAATCAGACCTACTTTACCGTAAACGCATTTGCTGGGTCGATTACTAACGTTGGCGTCGTGACCCCAGGGTCTCTTGCTCTTGCTACGACCCCAGTCATATTGGGCGGTGGTGCGACTAATCCTATCATGCTTTCTTCGCTGGATTTGGGACAGGGTCTTTTCAACACAGTCATGACCGCAAGCGGCGGAGTCCCAACAGTCAAACAGGCGGTCACTACTTTCAAGGTCGCTCTCAGTATCGTCCGAACTCAGTTCACACAGATGGCAACTCAGGTGTCTGCTCCAATCCAGTCTGTCCGCCTCTACTGCCCAGCGTATTCGATGACGGCACAGGCTGAGGCTCGTTATTTGTCCATGAGTCCTACGAAAAAGGTAGTCTACAATGATTTCTTTCAGTACACGATTCCCGCCATAACCACTGGCAGTTTCAATGTTCTCGTTTCGAATGGTCTCCCAAATTTGAGGTCTGTGCTGGTCGTCCCAACAATTGATAAAGCCTCAAACGGTGTCGAAACTGCGGCTGGTGGCGACTATTCGGGTATAACTACGAGTTCGCTTCTCTCTCCCTTCTCTTCTACGGGAGGCACACCAGACCCAATCCCGATTACTCAGTTCCAAGTCCAACTCTCAGGCAAGAACGCATTTAATCAGAATCAGGCTTACGATTACGAGCAGTTTTTGCAGCAACTTTCATCAAGCAATCAATTAAACGGCGGAATAACCACTTCTTTATCGTCGGGTTTGATAGGATTCAGCGAGTGGGAACAATTGTATCGTTATATGTATTGCAACGCTTCCCGAGGCAACCCACAAGATATGGGAGTTTCTAAAAGTATTCAAATACAGGGAACGACTACCACCGCAGCAACCGTCTCTCTCCTTGTGTTTGCGGAGTTCGAACGCTCCATCACTCTGAACGTCGCTTCGGGACAGGTAGTGATGTAAATAATCAATAATATATATTTTATGTAAAAATGGTAAGATTTTACATAAAACTCTACACTTATATATATGGTTCGAAAAATGTCAATGGGCGAAGGAGTTGCGTTCCACGTACCGTCTGCTAAAATGAAAAGGGTTCGAGTCAACCTCACGCCGAGACAAGCGTCTGTCTTGCGAAAAGGGGGTGCTATTACTATAAAAATGATTACGCCTAATGGCTCTCACGAACTTGAACTTCCCGAAGTTGATGTTAAAAAACTTATGACAAAATTAAATAGAGGAGTTGGTGGTCGTATTACCCTAAATGGTGGAGGTATTGTAGAGGATTTTGGACGTTATGTCCAACCCCTATCTGATGCTGCTATAAATCGAGGTCGGCGTGAATTGGGTGAGGGACTATTTGGTAAAATGCCAATAGTAGATAGTAATATTGCATATCCTCTTGGTATGAAAGGTCGTGGTATGAAGCGTGGTCGCAAGGGCAAAGGCTTGTTCGATTTCCTTGACCCCGCTAAAAATGGAGCGAATCGTTTTTTCACGCAGACTTTGCCTGACACATTGGTCGACGAGGGAATTCCAATCGTAGGTAGTGTGGCTGGCTCAACTATCGGGGCGGCAACAGGCAACCCGTTGCTCGGCTTGGCTGGCTCTATGGCAGGAAAGGAACTTGGAAAAGAGGCAGCCCGTCGTATTCGTAGGAAACAGGGTCGAGGCTTGGCTGACCTTGCGATGGAAGTAGCCAAGAGAGCCGCTAAGCAAGTGGCTAAGAAAGTTATTAGTGTTGGAGCAAAGAAGGCGAGACAAGGGTCGAAGTATCTTATTGACCGTGCCGAGACAATGGGACATGAATTTGTAGGAGAAGGAATTATGCCTGCCAATGTAGGTAAGGGTATAATACCTGCTGGTGTGAATCTTCGTCGTGGAGCGGGAATGAACACGCCAATTATACAAACTGGGTCTCCTTATCTTCAAATTGGAGCCCCAGGCTGGAAACCTTATGTACCATCGCAGAATCCTTTTACTACAAACACAATGGTAATGCGACAGCCTAAACACGGCGGAATGGTTGTGAGAATGTAAATATAATATAATGTTTGAAGACGAACAAACCTCTAACTTTGATTTAGAAGAATTGGCTCAAAAATATAATTTGCCTCTTGTTACAATATGTAGTAAGGACGAATTACCCGAAAGAATTAAAGTAGGTTCTTATATTATTAATTTACAGGATTCAACAGATGGAAACGGCACACATTGGGTATTAGCGAAAATATTTGATAAAAAGAATGCTCTGTACTTCGATTCATTTGGGCAAAGTTTGCCCTTAGAAGTTTTACATTTTTTAAGACATTATAAACCTGTACCTTACTCTAATCGTGAAATACAAAACATCGATTCCTCACGCTGTGGTCTTTACTGCATCGCATGTGATAGATACATGAATACTGTTAGAAGAAGAAGTATGCTGGAACAGTTTGATGATTTCTTGAATATGTTTACCGCAGACACAAAGAAGAACGATAAAATCTTGGTGGATTATTTGAAGAATTAATTTAACGAAAATCTATTCTTATATTAAATGCCGAAAGCATCTGTTGTATTTGAAGGAGCAGGATTGAAGGACAGTAGTAAAAAACTTTATTTGTCTCAACTTATGAAACTGAACGACGGCAAAGAGCCGAGCAACTATAAATTTTTACAGGACACGGAAGCCATCGAGAAGAAGTTGGAAAAGTATTCCGTTAATAGTAAACGAACCTTTTACATAGCAATTGTTTCATTCCTACCTGAGAAGAATAAGACTCGTAAATTTTATTACGATAGAATGATGGAAATCAATAAGGCAACCCGAGACAACACGGATAAGAGCGAGACCCAAAAGGAGAACTGGATGTCTCAGGATGAAGTCGTCGAGGTCTGGGAAAAGTTAAAGGCAGAGACCGAGCCAATCCTCTCGAAGAAAAAATTAACAGAAGCCGAGACAAAAAAAGTTCAATCTTACATCATACTATCTCTTTACGTATTACAACCGCCCCGTCGCAGTCTTGACTACACGCAGATGATGGTTGTCCCGAATTTTAATGAGAATTTAGATAAAGCCTATAACTATCTATCTTTAAAGGATAAGACCTTTTACTTTAACAATTACAAAACAAATAAAACATATCAAACGCAGACAGTACCTGTATCTGATGAATTATTTAATCTATTGAAGAATTATCGCAAGAAGGGTATGCTATTACAAAACAACGAGAAGCCGCTCACAAGTCCGCAGATGACTCTGATATTAAATAAAATCTTTGGAAAGAAAATAAGTGTCTCGATGCTACGTAACATCTACATGACGAGCCGACACGGCGACGAGTCTGAGGCTCTCAAACAAGACGCACACGACTTAGGAACTTCTGTGAATGTAGCCCAGTCAAACTACATAAAAAAAGACTGATAAAGTTACGGGATAAATGCCGACCCTATGAAGTTACAGAGAATCTATGAACAACCCTATCATAGGTAATCGTTGCTACATTAGGTTTCCCTTTTTCAAAAGTATATGCCTCGCTCATTCCGTACCAATCATAAACTTTTGTCATATAAATAGAAGTGAGACCATACCCTGCTGAATTAAATATTTCCATACGTCTCGTTGTCATTGAACCGTGTAGTAGTAAATAGGATATAATAGTAGGTTGTAATTCAATTGATTTTTTAATAATTTTATCAATCATAGAGTATGGAGGATTGCTTATGATTACATCAGGCTTTCCTGCATAATCGAAGAAATCAATTCCATCTGTAATTTCGCACCAATCCTTCTCTTCTTTAAAATTATTATAGTACGCCCCCTTTCCTCTGAATGGGTCGAGCCATAATCCTTTACACGAGACAAGTGATATATGTTTTTTGGCAACCTCATCAGGAGTGTAAAATGTATCTTTGGCAACTTTACGACTTTTAATAGAACGTGATATTTCACTATACATTATATTACGTATAGATTTACGAGCCTTTGCCGACCTACAAGATTATTATAAATAATCCTTTTGTAATAATCTTTTTATAATAATCCAACTAATAAAGGATTACGAGATACAAATAATTTCGAAATTATTAGCATTTTATTATCTACTTTTGATAGATTATTGTCTATACTTAGATTATTTCACATTATTATATGAAATAATCCAATAAGTCGCCAATTTGCACGTAACTTTGCTTACAATTTCTCTGTAACTTCGTAATAATCATTAAAGCCACTTCTAAAACGTTTCTCTTTGTCTCCTTCCAAGTCTAACATCAAGAACCCTTGCTTGTCGCTCGTAGCATCATCGTACATCTCTTTCATTTCACGTTTATCTACACCAAGCGAATATTCTCTCATAATCATCGTGAGATTTTTGAGAGAAGATAATTGCTTTATAATAATATAGGTCAAGTTGTTTCGTATCATTTTAGGCACTCCGTAATAAGACTGGCTCAAATACGCTAAACTGCAATTTTTCTTACGTGCCCTTATAAACGCTTCCTCTATTACCTTTTGATTCTTTTCGTTGACTAAATCATCGAACACAAGTAGCCTCTGTTGCTCCTTATTCATTTTATCAATATCAGGTAGACCGTCCTTAAATTCCATGATTTTAATTGATTTATCTTTTGCGTATTTGTCTTCGAGATACTCATAGAGGGGTTCTGATTTAGACTTGCATACTATAATTATTTCTTCAAAAGTGTCGGGCATATTGTATATCAGGTTCATAAGGGTTGAAGTTTTGCCACTTCCACTGTTGCCACAGATAAGTAATCGAAACGGAGTCTTAATGTGATGCTTGTCGTAGTGTGGGTTATGTTGCTTGGTCAAAAATTTTTGAACACCTTTATGGGCGTACCAATCGAGCATCTTCGCCATATATATATATATAATGATTTTATTCTAACCAAGTAATATCATCTTCTAATCCTATATTCCAACAATAATAAAAACAATCAAAATTACACACATTAGGTTTTGTAATTTCACCATCAACCATTTTATAAAATTGGATTCGTTTTCGTGGTATTATGATTTGTAATTTATTTTTACTAAATAGTTTCCTTACATATTGAGTGTTTATTTTACTGGAAGGCATAATCAGAATAAATGGTTTTTGCAACGAGACAAGTCTTTCTAATATTTTAGGTACTAATGTAAAGGGTGGATTGCTCACTACAATATCTCCTTTGTTATTTTCAAAGAAATCTATCTCTTCGTGTATTACATTAAACCCTAATTCTTTCAAATATTTACCAGACTCACCATTTCCATAAAAGGGTTCCCATATTTCCTTTTTTGGAATAAGATGCTTTATATTTTCCCACGCATATTTAGGGGTCATATACTCATCGTGTTTTGTAAACGTTTTTGTG